CCCACACGCCGACCCCTGGTATAGATGCCGACAGTGGTAGCGCGTCATCCGTGCCTTTGGGATCGTCACCTCGTACAAGTCCATAGACCCCAGCCGGAAGGTCGCACTCTGAGCGTCTGCTGATGATGCGACCACTCGGAAAGTCTCCTCCATGACGGGTGCGCCGGAGTCCCCCAGCGTCTTGGAGTGCGCCAAGATGATCTTCACGGGCTGCCCAATTAGCCCCTCGTGGTTTTCCAGGGTGGCGATGATCTCGCGGCTCACATTGGATACGGTGATCGTCGTGGTGGGCAGGTCGCCATCGCTGTCGCGTGAGATGGCATCATGCGTGATCGGGAATGGGCTGTATGTCTCGCCCCTCAAGCTGACGGACTCCGGTCCACGCGTTAGTCGGTAGAGCGTCTGCGGATCTGTCGGCACCGTGACCTCATAGAGCCAGATGAAACGGTCCAGGGTGGCGAGGACGTTCTTCTCTTGAAGGATCGAGAGGGGTATGTCCCTGAGCGGAGGCGTCATAGGAGTTCCTCCATTGCGATCTCAACCGAGTAGACGCCCTCGGCCTCACGGCGGTATGTGAGACCATCATCGGAAAATGCCGCCTTCATCGTCGTCAGCGGAAGCGTGGCCAGCGTAGTCGGCACGGGGAAGTTGAATGTGAAGGCTTGCTCGATCCCCACCCGGGCATTGTAGAAGGTCACGATGGCATCCATCGTCGCCTTGTCTACGCCCCTTGCCGAGCCATTGAATAGACGCCGACCAGTACCCCACTGAGGCGACGTATATCGGTGCCCACTTGCAAATGTGGCCGAATACTTGGGGCGCAAGTAGCTCACGGTGAATGCCCAGTCCACGGATTCAAGCGCTGAAGAGAACAAGGTGGAGGCGGTGCCCTCACCAGCGACTACGATGGAATCCCCACCCTGGTCGGAGGGGTCATCCGTCATGGCTCCCTCGATCCACCCGGCGAACTTGGGATCTGCATATGCGCCGCTCCCCGCCGTTTGGGCCGCGGCTGAAGAAAACCAAAAGCCCTCTTGCCGGCCATACTGTCCGAGGGCGGGCGCGGGGTCAAAAACCTCGAGCGTCGTCGCATCCTGAAAGGCCGACCCATAGAATGTATCGAAGGTGATCGTGGTCGCGTCAAACTTGCAGGTATATGACGCAGGGGAGTCAGGGTCCGGGGCTGTCGTGACGATCTCAACCAGAGCATCAAGGATGTGCGTCCCACTGAGCATATCGTACCCGGCCACCACCCCGGCACCGAGGGCCTGAACCTGCTTCGTAGCCACGGGGATGAGCCCAGTCCCGTCGGCTATATCGGTGAAGTCATTTTTGTACAGATCGTATAGATACCCGACGCCGAGCTTCAGCGAGGTCTGGGCATTGCTCCCATCCGTTGTATATTCCACCCAAAACGTAACCATGGCCACCCCGTTTCCCGTGGCGCCCCCACGGGCAAGGACTCCGGCATAGAAGGTGTTGGCCGTCGCATCGGTGCTATCCCGTGCGCCGGTTATGGTGATCTGGCGATGGTGGTTATAGAATTGCGTGCTGGGCCGTAGGTGGATGAACTGCCGAAACACGCCAGCCGTGTATCCGGCTCCCGCCGTAGGGTCTGGGTCAAAGACGACCGTGACGTAATCGTTCGGCGACGTGGTATCAGTTATGCCGTCGGTCCAGCAGAGGAGTCGGCGGAGCTTGCTATCACCTCCGCTGAAGTTCTGCGTGGCCCCGAGGTCATACAGGAACATTCCCGCCTCGGCTCCACCCAGGTTCCAGATGCCTTGAACCTTTCGGATCGCATTGGGTTGGCCATCAAGGAGCATCGCTGCCATAGATCGCTCAAAAAGGTCATTGTATATGATCGCTCCACCGGAGTTCTTCACGAGGACCGCGTTGACCCCCTCGATCACCTCACGAATGTCTGCGCCAGAGGAGCCGCTGTATGCCTGGCCGCTGAAAACCCGATCGCGCCCCATCGTCCACCCGATGGTCTTGTCGGCATAGGTGGCGATTTTGGCTGAGCCAGAATCCGTCACGACCCCCGTGGTTGTGTTCGCGGCGCCGTCTCCACTTGGGCCAACCGTGATAGTCGATGAGGTGAAGACTCCATCCTTGAACAGTTGGACCTGGGAGGACACCGTGCCGTCCTGGACGTAGGTCCCCATGTAGGCCGTGAATGTAGGATCGCCGCCGCTGTTGACTACAGAAAGACGCAGGAACCAGGGCCGGTCCCACCGGACGCCTTGGGTCCCCCCTCCGATCACCTGCTTGGCAAGAAGGGTTCCGTCGTTGCTAGTGATTCCCGTGACGCTAACGTAGTTCATGCGCCACAGTTCCACGGTCATGTCGATGTCGCCGGAAGAGTAGGCGTTGGGGTACGCCGTCAGGATATAGCCATCAACCTTCTTGGCCCCATACCACGTATCCGTGCCCCCAGGGCTTGTGGCATAGTCCACCGATATGATCTCTGGCCGACCACCGCCTACACGCACGGCCACGCTATTTCCCAGCCATCCGTGGTAGTTGGAGAGGAGGCCTGGATTTATGGCGCTATTTCCAGAAGCCATGCCGGTGCTCGTATTGATCTCGGGGCTGAACAGAAGCGTAGACTCCTCAATGCTCGCGGCACCCACAGGGTTCGTGGTGGGTAGGCGCGTGACGCCCTGGCGCGTCGGGCTTGTGCCACCACTTCCCTGATTGCTGCTCCCCTGCTCTGCGCCTCCAACGTCCGCTATCGACCAAGTCACCTTCACGTCAACCGCATCAAGGTTGAACGTATCCTCCTCACGGAGCAGAACCCCGCGCTGTTCAGTCACTGCGGCATCAGTCTCGTCCGTCATATGGACGGGGATCGATCCGCCAGGATTGAACGGCGTGGGATGGTATAGGTCACACACCGGGCGCACCTCCATCGGGCCACCTGATCGGAAAGGGCACGCGGCGTATTCGCTATGGCCCGTGTCCAGGTCTGTCGTCGGGGACCATGGGATCAAGCCGAAATAGAATGGAGGCGAGTTGTGCGTAGCGGCCCCGGTGGTCGATGCGAGCCAATCGGGTGCGGCGAAGTCCTCATCCGTGGGGAGCAGTTGATCTCCAACGCCCATCACGCACCCCCCACGGCACCGCGGAAACTCCGGGACTCGGTGAGGGCGCTCTGGATCAAGGCCTTCAATGTGGCCCGGCGATCAAACAGGAGCCGGTCAATGCTTGGCGCGTCTACTGCGTTGATCGTCAGGTTGACGTTGGTCTCCCCGCCGCCGCGGCCAAGATCGACGGGGATTGAGCGTCCGTCTGGAAGGGGCACCACGGCCTCGTTGTGTTGGCCTTCACCTATGAGCGCGACATGGGGACCGCTCACAATCGGGCCGCCAGAGGCATACCCCCGCACGGGCATGAGCCGTCCGAGCCCACCATTCACGAGGCCACCAGCTGCGAGTGGCACGGCATCCCCCACGCCGCCCTCTGCAACTCCCCCATCTGCAAAGCCGACGCCCATGGCCTTCTTGATTGCACCAAATACGATGGTCTGGATGATCATTCGCCCGATGTCCACGAGGAACTGGCCGGCGAACTTCTTGAAGGCCTCGCTGGCTTTCATTGACCCATCGGCGATGGACACGAGCGCATCCGTCAGGCCATTCCCGAACGCCTGGATGGCACCACCGGCAAGGTTCTCCATGGCTTCCCCGAACTCCGGGAGCTTGGCAACCGCCGCATCCACCCCATCGGTCCACGACTCCCAGTAGCCTTTGACCGGTTCGGGGTCAGGGGGCTCAGGTGTCGGCACTCCGCCCTCCCCGCCCTCTCCACCGCCGCCGCCGGCGGCCTTCTGTAGTCGCTCAAGCTGCGCGACCAAATCGGCCACGCGGTCGCGCATTTCCGTGGGCACAAAATTGGTGTCGCCCATCATATCCATGACCGTCAGCGCCCCCTCCACCTTTGCCCGGAGTGCGTCATAGTCTGCACCGACGAGCTTGACGCCACTCTCGATGTCTGCGAAGAGACCCTTGAGGGTGTTTAGGTCTTGGTCGATGGTGTCTTCCTTCCAGTCGCTCGAGCCCCTCTTGAGCCCTTCCCACGTCTTGTCCAAGTCCCTCCGAATTTCCTCAAAGTCTAGGACAAACTGATCGGCCTCGGCATGGAACTCATCCATCGCACCAAGGAATCCAGCCGATCCGCCCTTCAGCTTCTCTTGTTCCCTTGAGAAGTCCCTCATTTCATGAGCGGCGTTTAGGGCGGCCTGTCCAGCACCGACAATGCCATCCGGCAGAAGGTCAAAGGAGCCAGCGAATAGCAGCAGTTCACCGAAGCCCTCAACTACCTCCGCCACTCCGTCGAGCAATAGCTGGAAGGCCTTGATCGCCACGTCACGGATGAACCCGACCAACTTATCTAGGGCGAACATGATCCAGCCCAAGGTCTCAAACAAGAGCCAGAAGGGCGTCATGAATCCAACCATGATGAAGGACCCGAGCATCTTCATCGCGTCATAAAGTGCCTTGAAGCCATACACGGTGGAGTCGAGCGCCATCTCCATCGAGATGAAAATGGCCTTCATCGTGTCCCACATGATGTGGAACGTCTGCGCCAGGACCGAGGCGGTTTCCGCCATGAACTTCATGCCCGCATCCACGCCACCGAGCGCCTCGAGGAACTGCTTGAATGTCCTCATGGCCTTCACCAGCGTGGGGATCAGGAACTGAAGGATGATCTCCGTCGCAAGGTGGAATCCGATTCGGACGAATTCAAGGATCACCGCGACGCCGCCCATCTCCTGGATCGCGTCCTGCATGGCCGCAATGAGCCGGACGCCCATCTCTTCGCGTAGCTCCTGGATCTTGCTCTTGATCGCCTCCGTGGAGTTGAACCAGGAATCCGCCGTCTTGATCAGGTCGCCATGAGCATCGGCGGTGCCTTTCAGGACCTGCCGCAACCGGGACATGATCTTGTCCTGCTGAGTATAGGACCCATTCACCTTCTCGATGCCCTGCGCCAGCATATCGGCATCGATGGTGGCCTCTGAAACGACGACGCCAAAGCGCCGGAACGTCTCATGGTTTCCGACCAGGCCAGAGGTCAGGGCCTCGATGGCTTCCTTCGCCGAACTGAGCTCAGGGTTGAACGAGGCGAGGTCGTACGCCAATGAAGCCACGCCAGCCGATAGGTCCATTGCCTTGTCCCGTGCGATGCCCATGGGAACAAAGGTGTCCTGGAGCGTGGCCATGAACCCCATGACCTCCGTGCTATTCCGACCGAGCGCACCAGCGATGTCATCGGCCATCCCCTGCGCCTCCTCAGAGACTTCCTTGAACACCGCGCCAAACTTCGACTTGGTCTCCTCCGCCATGCTGGCCGCGTCAATGAAACTCCTCCCGAGTCTCACCGTGGCGTACATGGCGGCAAGAAAGGCAACGCCGAGCGCCACCGCTGCAACCTTCAACGCCTTGAAGGCCATCTTGGCCACGTTCAATGCGGGCGCGAGCTTATCCCGAAGGGAGGACTTCAACCCCTTCACCTCATGGCCAATCCCCTTGAGGGCCTTGCTGATATGATCCTGAAGCCGGATCTTATAGGTGGTGGTATTACCTACGGCCATGTTGCTGGCTCCTCGCCTTTTGGGCCTGAGACTCGCGCTCTGCTTTCACTTCTCTCAACTGATCCAGCCTCCCGCGTTCTCCGTCGATGATCTCACAGGCGGCGATAAACGATCGACTCTGGTCGGCGAACCCGCCGGAGACGGGCAACGCACCACGCCCGTCATAGTGGAGATAGGCGCGGATGGCCAGGTCCACCTGTACGCCCACGTCAGGCCTGGCGGCCTTGAGGAGTCCAGTCGGGCATTGGTACATATCAACGACTCCGCGCCCATCGCATGATGTACACGCGAGATCCATACCTCCACAGGCAGAGCATCCAATCTGGAACACGGGGCGGTCAGTTGGGCGGTCGCACCCCCAATGGAGGCGCTGCTCGGTGCAGGAGGGGAGCCGGCATCGAGAGCAGTCCGGGAATGGCGTTCCAATATACTCATAGATTTTGGATCCCCAAATCCGGGCAACGACCGCCCTGATCAGTTTCCCTCTTGCTCAGTTATGCTCCCACGCTCGAGAATCGCATTCGACAGCTCCTGGCGGTGCCGCGGAAGGAGGCGGTCAAGACTCTCATCCGTGACGCACCCGGGGTGCCCACGAGACTGCTTGAATGGGATGGCTTCTCCATCGGCCCCCTTGAAGTTCGCCCACCCACGAAGACCCTTTCGTAGGACGGTCAGCTGGTGCGTGCCGGCACGGAAGGAGAGTTCATCCATGCCCCCATGGGCAAGGATCATGGAGTCCGATACCGCGGCCTCCTCGGCAACCGTGAGCCCACGGAGATCGAATACGGTCTGATCCTCTTCGGGCATAGCGCGGTCATCTTCCAAGACATAAGGAAATGTAGATTTCGGGTCCAGGGCAATAGGCATGAGTCACCTCCGATATGTGACGTTGGTTAGCGGAACAGAATAAAAAGCTCGTTGTCACTCCCCTTCACGGTGTTGGAGCGGGTTGTGCCAGCAGAAGGGACGGAGGATCCATAGGTGCCCCCTGTGAGTGACGTCGTAGTGTCAAGGACTTCAACGGCCTCCCGCTCCCCACGAGTGACGCCGGTGAACTGAGCGGCAGATACGCGGAAATCCACCGTGTTCTTTGCGGTAGTGCCAAGAGACCAGCGCATCCGGATGGGCGTCCCAGCAAGGAAGTCACCCCAAAAATCCAGCGTGCTCGTCTTCAATACGGCGTCCGGGTTCCAGGTCAAAGTCGGTGCCCTGGATGTGATCATCCCCGACACGTAGCCATCCGCTGAGTTGGTGTCCTCGCGCACCGTGACCTCATTCCCAAGGGAAAGCGTCATGGCCGTGAAAAGGGAACTGGTCCAGTTCGCCGTGGAGGACGTCGAGTTCTGCACCGCCATTCCCGTGCTAATCCATGCCGGCGGGTTGAGTGCGGAATAGATGTAGTTCGTCGGGTCTGCCGACTCGGTCACGTTGTCGAGGACGCCAGTGAACGTGAACTGGATGATGGCCCGGTCCCCGTGGACGAAGGCAATCTCCGCAGTCCCACGCATTCCTCGCCCTTGGACGTACTGAGCCCCGCCGGTATAAATCCTGATGGTGGCGCTGCTGTTCGCCAGATTGTCGTCTGAGGAGGCTGTGTTGAAGCTATACCCCACGCCGATCTGGGTGGCGGCAGTGAGCGCGGCAGCCTGAACGGTCGCACCTGAGACTTGGCCGATCATTCTCACGTTCCCCAATAGGCCGCCGGTGAGGCTCCAGAACTCCGAATCTCCAACGGTGTTGTCGGACCATGAGGTGCAATCTGCCGAACTGAATGCACCGGAGGCTCCCTCCACGCCTTCATTGTTGAAGAAGGGTTGGCCACTCCAGGCGGGGGTGCCGTCCAGCGTGTAGGCCTTCACTGCGGTCTGTTCCACCATCCCACACGCCTTCAGTAGAAAGCCGAACGCGGGCACATTTCCAGCTGCGACGTTGTCCGTTGGTCCGGCCATTTCGACACCGAAGGAAATCTCCACGGTGCTCACCGGAGCCGATGCACTGGCACCGGGAACCGTCTGGACCATCTGGGTCAACGAGTTCGTCTTTGACGTTCCCGGGAACATGAGAGGCGTGATCGTATAGGTCGGGTCGATCGCTTCAATGAAGTCGGTCGCGGTGTTGATCGTTTCGGCGGTGCCACCCGTGCTCTCGACGGCGGCGAATATTTTGCGGTTGAATGAGCGGAATACCATGAGGAGGGCTCCTGATCAGGTGGAGGTGTTGAGGTCGGTTCGGAGAGTCCTATAGCGCACGTCAATGACGCAATCGGCGATAGCCACAGGCTCCTCTATCTGGGTCGGGTAAAATACGTCATCCGAGAGCATACGCGTGTTGATCGCATACCCGCCGCGGGTAATGTCAGCGATCAGCGCGGTATGTACGTCCCGGACGAAGTTCTCAATAGTCAGCGATGGATCGGTGCGAGTCCTGACCACGAGGGTCAGGCGCACGCGATAATTGCCGGCAAGTGCCAGGGTTGTCGCTTCTCCCGGCTGGTCATAGTCGGTACCAATCGGCGTGATGATGATGGCCGGATATTCACGGATCTCGATGGGGATCACGTTGATCCGGTCCACTACGGCCACGGTCGTGTAATAGTCCGAACCACCGTTGATGGCGGCCAGCGTGGTCTCCATGTTCTGGAGGATCAGTTCCTTGACCGGTGAGCCACTAGGGGGCATGGGAGAACTCCTCCAGCGTCATCGTGTAGGAGTACAGGTTGGGCCCGATGCTGGCCAGAACCATCGGCTCGCCCACGATTCTCACCTGGACGGTCTCC